TATAGAACCCTACTCGTACTATGGTGCAGTCTTGGACTGAACGTAGGGTTTCTTATCGCACTTCTGTTCCTATAAAAAAAGGGGTGTTACCACCCCTTGCTAATTCGTGTATCAAAGTAATATTGTTTACACTCCTTAACCGTTTTGGAAGTACCTTCCTTAACTTCCTTATCACATAGATCATTTAATTTCATCGAACCGTCTACGGCACCAATGGTACCCATGACAACGATAACCCAAAAAACTATAGTCATACATTACTCCTTTCTATAAACAAAAAAAGGGAACCCGAAGGTTCCCATAAAGTGGTAGGTTTCACTCACTCCCCGTGAGTTTACCTATTTTCTTTTTATTATTCTGCTTGTGCCATCTGTGCAAAGTATGACAATGTGTCATCCTCTTCAGCAGATGCGGATGCAGTTTCCGGTGCAGAAACAATCTCTGGTTCTGGGGCAGATTTTCCAACCTGTTGTTCCGCAGTCTCAGTGAGTGCTTCATTCTTTTGAGTCACGTTTGCACCTACAGCAGTACCAAGTACTAACTCTAGACGTGATTCGAGATCTTGATAAGACTTGAAGTTCTCTGGATCAACAAACTCACCTAAGTCAAATTGTTGATTGTAAGTTGCTTCGAGTTTAGTCTCATCCGCATCAAATAATGCAGTACTTGATTTAAACTCTGACTTATCATAGTTACGATATCCTGCAACGTTTCTGATCTTCAATTCGAAGTCAGCACCCGACCAGAAGTCGAATGGGTTGACAGGTTCTTCGCCTGGGAATTGAGGTTGCATCAAATCCATTACTTTATCAAAGATCTTCTTACCATATTCATAGTAAAATACTTTACCATTATTAATAGGGTTAGATGGATCATTAACGACCAAGATGTTAGACACGTAGTGCAATCTACGTTTCTGCTTACGAGCAGTATCTTTATCATCTTCAATACCCGAATTCCATAGGCGTGAATTCAGTTCGGATACAGGATCCTTAGAACCAAGGGTAGTCAACGATTTCTCGATGTACCATTGACCTTGAGGGCCTTTAAATCCGTGATCCCAATAACGTACCCAAGGCATATCTTGACCTTCCATAGCAGGAAGGAAACGAATGACTGCGTAACCATTTCCGTTATCATCAACGGTTGGTTTCCACTGACGTTCGTCTGTGTATTTATTGGTTTTGGTTCCACCACCAGATGCTTCTTGGGCAGCGGTGACGAGTTTTGAAATGTCGGAAGTCCGACTCTTTAGGTTTGCAAAAGACATATATTTTCTCCAGTATGTGCATTGTATGCAGTTTATATTACAATTGTTTTCAGCGTATTTTCACTTCAACATAATCAGTATAACCTATTTATACGCATAAGTCAAGCGTTTTTTCAAACATTTAAAGAATTTCCTTTCTCTAAAAAGTTTAAATTCTGTGCTTCGGTGGTTAGGTTTTCTATGATAGATGGTGTTAAAAACTTTTTAACATCCTCAACTTCCATATTATTCTTATCACACATGTGGACTATCGAGTCCATATAGTTAAGACCAGAGGTCTTCACCGTCTGTTCCACCATCTTCGAGAACTTCTTCTTCGTCATAAAGTTCTCTTGGTTTTTTTGGTTTTCGGTAGTGGTCGGTACCGTAAATTCTATCGTCAACTTCTTTCATCTCCTCGGTGTATTCACCTACATCTTTATAAAAATGACCAATGGTTCTTTTAGGTCTGCCACTTGGATAGTATGCCATAGCAAATACTACTGTACGCATCTTACCCTCCATGTGTCTACCATACCTATGGTCATGCCATTCTCCAGAGGTTAAGTATCTCTTCAGATTACCTAAGTAAACTTGAAGTGTTTGATACTGTTGCCTCTCAGAAGAGACTTTAGAATCACGTAATGCTTTCTTGGCACTCAGTTCACCTGTAATCTCCTTTACCCATTCTCTCACCTTTTTCCAATGAATAGGACTATCTTCTGGATATAACTCTAGATCCAGAAGACTGGGATGTACTGACTTTGATCCGTCATGCCCACGTGCTTCTCTTGCTTTAGCAAGTCTTTCAGACGCCGCCTTCTTCTGGGCATCTGTCATAGTACGTTTCTTTCTGGTCTTAGTCACTTTATATCCCATTATCTAATCCTATATTCAACTAGGTTTTCAGTTCTAAATGATCTCCATCCTTGAACTTCTGTATCAAAGAGCACCACAAGATTTTCATTCTCTGGTCTCTCTTTCCCTTTCTCTGGAATCTCTGATTCCGGAATAAAATCTTCACACAAGGTGCCGATCATAATACGTAGATCTCCGTTAACTTTCTTAAATGAAAGATTAACTAGACCTTTTCGCAATTCATCAACTATTCCTTGCTTCTTCGATTCTAGCAACTTCGGACTCACTTTCGGATCCTTCTTCGTCTGCACCATCTTTTTCTCCTTTCGCTTCTGCATGTAAATTTTTAACCCACTCATCGGACTGTAAGAAGTACACTATAAGTTTTTCGGTTGAGATAATAATATCCTCAATCCTCTTTAGTTCGTCTTCCTCTGCCTTTGCTTCGATACGTTCTTGGACGTATACGATATTATGGATATACGTATCTTTAAGAACATCGACACAGGTTTCCACTGCGACATCAAATTCTTTTTGCGTTTTTGCCATTCTTTTCTCCTTCTTTCATTTCTAAGTTAAACAAAACATCAACACGTTTCTTGCGTTTCTGCATTTGTATTTTTTCGTGAGCACTTCTTAGTTTAAGATATCTCATTGTTTTACCCATTATAACAGATCCTTTAGTATTTGTCAAGCGTTAATTATAACACGGCATTCTTTCATTCTACGAATACTACTTAGTACTCCGTATAAGTCATCCTCAGATGACTGACTAAACGACAACCATATGATTAGCACTAAACGTGCTATATTCATTCTCACTCAGAAAACCAATACGGTTCTTCACGAGTAGTCCACTTTGCGAAGTACTTCTTCTCTTCACGATAGTAGTTACGGTATCCTTCTTGTACGTCATCACGTTTGCAATGGTCTGGCATACACTGTGGTATCTCAGTCGCACGTAAAGTTTGATTGATACTCTTAGGTGCGAACCATAGGTATCCATTTAGTTTGTCATAGGTAGCATGAACACGTCCGTAACGGTACTCGTACTCTTTTGCGGTTGCAACAAAGTGTTTGTACATCCAACGGTAGTTCTTATCGTTCTCACGTACCCATATGTTTGATGGGTGATTGACGTGCGATGCCTTGTACAGATCTCTCTGCTGTGCATCACCTTTCAGTTTCCAACGTTTGATCTTGGCACCAGACTTAGTCTTGTCGTACCACAACTCACCGTCTAATACACGATGGGCAGTACTTAGCAATTGTCCGTATTCGGTAACCATCTTGACCACGTGTTTATCGCACATCATCTGTGCAGATATAACGGGATCTTTATCTAATGCGAATATGTTCATCACTGTCTCCATAATATGATTTGGGGTTCTTCTTCTCTTCTTTCTTGCGGTCTATATGCACGTGTGCTTTATTAAACTTACGTGCATGTTTCGCAACAGGATTATTCGTCTTGGTCTTCTTCATCATTCAAACCTTTTATCTCGAACCATGCAACCATAAGTATAACACCTAACAGTAGCATTGTCAAGTCTATGAATAAATTATTCGTCATCATAGGAATCACTACTTCTCTTCTTTCCGTAATAAGTCTTACGCCAGATTCTATAGGCACTCTTTTCTTTACACACATAGACTTCTTTGAGTCCACCGTTGAAACCTATCTGAACCTTAGAGTCCATAGTGATGACCTTATCATCCAACATGATGTTAAGGATCAAGTCGTACTTGAGTCCCTCATCAGAGGACATTAGATCACTTACTAGGTATTTCTTTTTGGATCGGTTGACTTCTTTGTCAACTATCGGAGTTTCACCTAAACCACATTCGGTCTTTAGGTTAGCAAGATCTAAACCATTCCATAGTGAGAATGAACCAGTGATGCCCGTAGTTGCTTGTGCTGTGTACTTATTAAACATAATATATTTCCTTTATCGTTTCAATTACAAGTGTAATTATACACGAGGGTGATTCAAATGTCAAGCGTTATTTTTAACTATTTTGAGATAAGTTTCTTTTTGGATGTTTAACTAGTTGTTGATGATGGATATCCGCAAACTCTTCATTCCAATATCCTTCCATGTTCATAGGGGCATCTGTAAACACACATGCATACAACACACGATTAGTATCACTAGTATTGTATCCAGAAGCGTGCATTATATCACCACGAACTGCAACTACAGATCCTGCCGATGGTGTGAGTTCTCTCCAACCCAAGTGGTCTTGTACTGCCAAACCACCATTTTCTTCGGTAATGTCATCTAGTATCCACATGATGTTTACGGTATGTATACTGTGATCAGTATTAGTACCGAATTGATTATCACAGTGTGGGGCAAATGCCATTTCAACATCACCTGCATTCTTTACTACACATTGATCATTGAAACAATATACAGTGTCTGTGCCTAGTAACATGTGAGATAGATCCCAGTTTTCAACACTCAAATATAAACTTTGAAGAATATCAGAATGTGCACTTACACACGAGATGCCTTTCCAATCAGAAAGTTCATGTCTTTTTAGATTCATTAGTTCTAACCATTTACGACATCTTTCCATCTTCGTTCTTCGAAGATAATTTGTTATCTCTACCCAACCACGTTGATTATAATGATTGACTGCTTCTGTCAAATCATTTAAATCTTTTTGTTTATATTCCACCTAATAACCCCCACCCATGATTTGCGATAGCATTTAGTATAATAAAGATACATGTTGCCATATGGGTTAACCACCATACAGTCCTTATAACCGCAATGCTATCTGCTTGTTGATCTGTTTCTCCTACCTTTTCTCCTAGACTCTTTGCCCAGAGTCTCCACAATTTGCTCATATCCAATCCTTAACAATGTTAACTATAATTATCCAACCACATAGTAGATTGGTAAACACGATAAACGTCCTAATCAATGAAATTCTATTTTCATTAACAGGATCGTACCCGTCTTCCTCATCAAAGGATCCGAGTGCGTGTTTCCATATTTTCCACCATTTATCCATTGAGTTGCATTCGTTGTGCAATAGTCTGCTCAAAGATCTCTGCAAGGTAAAAGTAGTTTGGATCTTGACTGTACATTT